CTGATTACGCAATGGCTCAGTTTTGCTGATTTGCGAGGCAAACGCGCAAGCATTTTTCGTGCCCGCGACCATCATGCGACGCGCCTTGGCGTTAGTTACTGTAGCACCGCCCGAGACCGCAGACAGGCCCGGAACCAACGCTTTAGCAGCAGCACCTTTTGGCAGGAGGTTGGAGACGTAAACGTCGAAGCGGTCCAACATACCGATTTTGCCGGTACGGATGGTGCTTGACTGGTCACCGGTGAAGTACGCCTGTGCGATGTCAGTTTGCATGAGCAGCTGGCGATCGAAAGGAGAGATGATTAACCAACGGCCTTCCTCTGGAACGTTTTGCTCGTCAAGAGCAGCTGACATGCGAAGGATCGCTTTCAACACGTTTGCAGGGGTAGATTGGTCGATCGGGGCAGTGTCGGTACCGAGGTTGTACGAGTCAGACAAGTTACCAGCGGTAGCGCCTTCGTTGCTTGCGTGGGCACCTTCAGTTACGAACCAGTTAAAGAAACATTCGTTCTCAATTTGGATCTTCAACGACTTGGCAGCGTCGTCTGTGAACATGTTCATCATGTCCATATCTGCTTGGTGAGCGAGAACGTCGTTTACCTGAACGCTGAAATACTTACCCTTGTTGATCTGCATGTCTTGAAAGATCGGGGTAGGGACTTCGGACGTCAAAGTTGCACCGGCACCGGTATAATCGTTGATCGTGATCGACGGGGCCGTACGGATGCGAATGGTGTCGCCTTGGTTCTTGATTTCGCCTTCCCAATCGGTATTGGCGATCTCAGTCATCATGGTGTTCGCGTAGAACTTTGCGTTTAGTTTGTTAGACCACAATTGCGGAATGAACGCACCAGAATACGATGGATCAGTTGCAAAAGCGGAACCGCCTGTTACGGGAAATACAGCAGCCATTATGGCCTCCTATTAGTTTTGTTGGTGACTAACAGCTGCTTACTTTCTGGCGCTATACGTACTTACGTGTTAACACGTTATGTTCGCACACGGCCTTCTAGATATGCAGTCGTTATGTCGGCTTCAAGTTTTGTTGCTTCATCGTACTTGTGGTTCGTATTCAAAGTGCGAATCCGGTTCCAAGCCGATTGGATTTCTCTTTCTGAGTAAACCTTCGAGTCTTTACCTACGCTCTTTGTATTTACAGAACTCGATGAACGATTTGGCGTAACCTGCTTCTCGAGTTCAGCTCGGCGAGACTGACGTTCGTCTGGCTCCGCATTTCCTAGGGATGCTTTCCACAGGTTCACATAATGTGACACTGCCTCAGCGTCCCCGTTCGAAAATGCTGCTGCCGCCTGATCTCTGCGCGGGCCACGGGACATGGGATCATGCTCGTTTAACCACGCAACCCAGCGTTCGTCGTTGTCGATGGCGGCAAAATCAGGAACTGCTTGCGCTAGTTTCTGAGTAAAGCTCATTTCACCGACTTGGCTACCGGTCTGCTTCAGTTGACTTTGAAGCTGGTCGATAACTACTTGTTGTTGCTCAAAGCGGTCCTCGTATCCTTGAGAGACTTCCTGCGCAACACGACGCTGGACACCGATCAGTTCTTCGCCAAATTCGGCTCGATCTTCGTCGGTTACATAACTGACTTTCTCTTTCGGCTTCGCGGGCTCTTTGGGCTTCTCTTCCATACTCACAACGAGCTGGTTAAGCTTGGCCGTTAAGTCCTTTACCTGCGAGTGCAGGCGGGGGACTTCAGCGTCGTACTTACCCCGGAGGGTTTTGTATTTCTGCTCAAATTCGTCCACTACGTCCGTCGGTGACGTGTCAGCTGGCTTTGCGTCGTCAGGTTCTACTGATGCTTCGGCTTCGAACGGTACTTCTGCCTCGGTATCCTTTGGAACATCCTTTGAAACGTCAGACCCTTCGGTCTTCTTCTTAGGCTTTTCCGTTTGGGCGTTTAGCGTTTTCTCTAATTCTTCAGTTTCAGCGATCTGTGCTTGTACCTGTTTTGGCAATGCCATGGTTTTCTCCTTAAAGCACCAACTCAAGCTCCTAGCGTCCCGTGGGTATGCTGTAACCGTTATGGTGTGCTTCTCGTATTTTACGCCTAAGCGCGGTTTCCTACCTTCGGCGCGTCATTGACGGCATCCAGTAAATCTACAAATGCTTCCGCTCTGCCCTGCAACCGGTGGACCTGTGCCATGTCGGTTGCGTGAATAAGCTTCAACTTGGCGGATTCTAACTCCGCCGTAATTAGTCTCAAAAATGCCTCGTTTCCGGGCTCTCGTAACCGAGTTAGGGCTGTAATTGCCTGAATCTCGACATTATTAAGGTCAATCATAGCGCAAAACTATCCTAAATGTGGTTACGTGTCAACAGATACACTGTTAGACGCCGTTTGGTTTAGGGCTAAAGTTGTTCTCTTGTCGCCCTCCCTGAGGTGTTCCGTCTTCCTGCAAGTTAGCGGGGCCTTGTGAACCCTGTGCTCCTTGCGCCGCGGCCATGGCCTGTTGCTGCTGCATCATCATTTGCTGCTCAGCTTGCTTCTTCAGGATGTCTTCACGGCTAGGGACGAGACGATCAACGTTAGTATTAAGGTTGCCCGCCAGATCTCGCATAAGTTCGGCGGTTCCCTCAGGCCCAACAATCTGCTGTGCGACAGGGCTTTCCAAGATAAGACGGAGGAACTCGTTCTTACGAACAGCCTCAGCTTCCTTGACAACCAGCGACATAGCGCCTCGAGCGATAATCTGTACGTCTCCGATCAAGTCCGGGTCGTCAGAGTACCGTAGGTTGCGCTGGTACTGACGCTCGAGCATCGGAGTAATGACATCGTGGTCAACGTTGCCTATAACCTGCTTTATACTCTTACCAGCGTTAGAGATAAGCATAGACAAGCCGGACGACGTGCGTCCTGCGCCCGGAACATGCTGACCCGTCATATAACGCGGGATACCTGATACTTCGTCTGCAAGTTCCATAAACTTATCGAAAACGCCCATAAGTTCGCCCGCGTTAGAGTTGGGCTGGAAAAACTGCATTGGGGGAGAAGCATCGCCATATTCTGAGGTTTTGAACTGCCAAATCTTCCAAGGGTGCATCTGCGTAATGTCTTCGCCTGCTGGCAGACGACTTACGTTAACGCCTACCTGCGGACCCGACGAGATACCCATGTTGTTAGCCAGCGCCCGAGCGGCAGCGTTACACATGTTTTGCGCGTCGATACACAGATCCGCTACCCCGTTTCCGTCTATTCGACCGGGAACCTTCTCGAAAGAAGTCAGGTAGTACGGTTTACGCCCAAGAGGGTCGTAGTTCAAAACAGCTTTGATGATGACGTTGTTTATCATCCAGACTTCGCACGGATAGGACTTGTGCGGGTCTTCAACTTCTTCTTCGGACATGCCCCACTCTATGAGGAGCTTTCCGGGAATAGAGTCCCATAACTGCAACGCTGCAACGATCTCGGTGGTTGCGTCGTCAAAGTCTTTACCTGTTACGGCTTCCATTTCGCTGTCTGTCTGGTCAAGCCAACCAAAACCGCCTGAGCCGAAGTCCATGAGGAGCGTACGGATCGCCGATTCATCGTAGCCTTCAACACCTAGCATCGCCTCAAGGTCTTCACGTGTTAAATGGTGAAGCTCCATGACAGGCATGTTCTGAATGTCATCGCCCCACGGGGACCAGAAGAACTTGTAAGGGTCAACGCGTTCCCACTCGTCACGCAATACGTCAATAGCGGCTAGGCCACCTTTCACGTACTTCATAGCTTTGCGTTTTCGGGGGATCGGACCTTTGAGGACTGCGAACGGGAATGTCGCAAGGTCGTTTGTAAATTCGTAGAGTGCCTTGACCCAACCGCCTTCAGCGAGCTGGTCTTGCATCTTCAACTCCATGCGCTCGACGCGTTTCTCTGCCTCGTGCTTCATGCTCCGCGTAGCTGTATCTTTCATGCCCGCTGCGAGTTCTTTGAGTTCCATGGGGTCTAGCTGCTGGTTACCCTCAGCGTAGTACTGCTGTAGGTTCGCCGCCATAATGCGCTGCAAGTTTGCTGCAACTTCAGGCGGTACCTCGGGGATAGGGGTAGCAGACAAGGCCCAAGGCTTATCAGCCCCAACGCCTAGAAGCGTATCACGCAACCAAGCTGTAGCCGTTCTGCACTTGGTGCTGACGATACCCATAAAGATCTCTGAACCGCCCATTTCGCGGATCTCAGCCATCTTGCCGGGGTCGTACTCCATATTCCGTGCCCGTACGCACGCAGACAACCGATCCTCGATTGTATTACGTTTGTGGTCCCGCATCACTTCCCACCGACGGCGGACGTGTGCTGACAGACCTTGTACCATAGGGGTCATCTGCTTTTCAGCAGACTCGCGCTGCGCCGCAGCCTCTAGATCAGAGGCACGCGCAATGGGAATAAGTTGCGAACCAAGTGCCATTTAATACTATCTCACATGTGCGATACTGGCGACACCATAACTCTTATCTGCTAACAGGTCAACAGATTATGTCCAACCTCTTGAAGAGACTTTAACGACAGATCGGCGCTGGTCAGTAGAAGCCATTCCCCCAAACGTCTCACCGCCATCCGCGTGCAGGCACATATACTGGAACGCATCTGCTACATCGGACCAAGGGTGCGACTTCTCAGGGCTCTCGTCCCGAACACCTTTCGTGTTTATTTTGTATCGGTACTTACCCGCCAGTGCCTGTACGAGCGGTAACGCGCTTTCAGGATCTATAACGACACCATGCTTTCCGTCGACAACGCGGGTGAGGTGCTTATCAACTGCTGAGATCCGTGCTGCCACTGAGTTTGTCTTAGCGCTCTTGACCGAGAAGCCTTCGTTACGCCAGATGTCTGCTACTGTGCGCTCATCCGTCTGAACCCGCTGAAATGCCGCTGGGTCAATAATAACAACGCAGCGTCTACCGGGGAACTTGTTAACCAGTAGAGGTTTTATGACTTCACGGACGAAACGCAGTGCGCCCATACCGTCTGATGTTTTGGCATCGTACACGATCAAGCGCCCATCGTAGGCTACCTGCCCAATCACCGCTGCGGGGGTTAACCCTGCATCAACGCCGATTATCAGGGGGTCGTCGGAGTAGAGAGGCTTTATGGCTGCCTTGGCTACGTGGTTGGTTCTGTCAAACGAACGGAATACGGGCAGACCTGACAGCGATTTGCCGAACTCTGCGTTGATGTATACGTCGATCCAGTCCTCGGTCTTACCCTTCGCGAGGTTGTCGTAGTAATCGTCGGGTAGAAACTCGGTCCAGTCTGCTTCGGGGGACAGACCGCTGGGCTGGATCGTGACGTGTACGTTCGATGGGGGGTCGGTGAGTAAGGTTTCCCAGAACGTGTCGACATCTGGTGGGTTGGTCATTCCCCAGAGGTGCGCGTTCGGCTTACCGTCGTCAGTTTTGCAACCAACACCGTTCATCATTTTATCGGGGTATCGTCCTACTCGGCCTTGTGCGGCGTTGTAGATGTCAGGGTGAATCTCCCGGAACTCGTCGAATATGATGAAACTGGCCTGTAAAGAGAGTAGGCGGCGTACGTCGTTAGCGTCATCTAGCCCTCGAAACAGTACTTCGCACTCAATATCGCCTATTTTTATGACGAATTTGTACTCAGTTTTGAGAAAAGAGCCCATTATACCGTCTGGAATCCACTTCAAAAAGTCTGGAATTGACGTGTCTCGGAGCTGTTCTCGCGTGTTTCGTACCCAAATACACCGGGATCTGCGCACTCCATCCTTACATGCCGCCATGAGTGCCGCGTGATGCACGATCTTCATGATACCGGCTGTCGTTTTAGTCGACCCAACAGGGCCAACGGCTAAGGATATGAACTGCTGCGAGTAGAAGAACTCGTCTAGGCTACGGATAACCTCAAAATTAACTTCATGTAGCATCGTCTATAGCCTTACCTTCGATGGTAATGGCGTCTTCTCGGTCCTTAGCGCGGGTGATGTTAATGACCACTTGAGGTCCACCACCGGAAACATCCGCTTTGGTATCCGGTTCCAGCCTGCCTAGTTTGTTCAGCAGTTTTTGGAACTCAATCCGGGCCATTGGGTTAATTGTGGGATTCTGCATGTGCCGAAACAAGTTATCGAGGTTAACCGCCGCGAGCATACGGGCAACGGTTTCCATTTTAGTGGGGTCTTCCTCAATTGCGAGCAAGTCCGCAGGGGACAAAATAGCTTTGTCTACTTGGTTGGGGTCGAGTGCTTCTAAAATTGATTTGCTCATAGCGACAGATGCTAACGCGTGAACACCTATATGTCAATAATTGGTGCCTCTGTAGGATCAACTGAATAAGCTGTTGTGTGCTTAAAAGGGTCAAAATTTGGGGCGCGGTATACGTGTTACCTAAGGATGGGCCCCCCGCCCGGCCCCCGTCGGTCCCTGCCCCCCCTTGTGGAGCTGCGCCCAGTAGTAGGAAGCAAAATCCGCTGAGGTATCTCGGTTCTAGCGCAACGCTAGTCCACCTGTCATGCGAAGTTTTTCCTCTC